TTAGTCGATGGATTTGGGCCAGTTATCTCAAAATCAACATTATCTATGTTTGTGATAACATTAACTCCTAGATTGCTTTCTTTACCCCCACCAATTCTATATTTTACAAATAGTGTTGTGTTTACTTTTGGTATTGCACCAAGTGATTGGTTATTTAAATAAGTTCCTAAATTTACTTTAAGATTGTTTGTAATATAATTGTCTAAATTTTCTAACGGATCAATATTTCCTGAACCAAATGTTAATGAAAAATAACTTTCTGGGGTATACTCTGTTATGAATTTACTAGATACTCTACGGTATTCCCCTGCTTTAAAGTTAGCTCTATCCGATATTGCTGTTCTATTTGGTATGAACACCTTTTCTTGAACTAGTGATTGCACTTCATACCATTTGTTATTGCTGTTGATAAACTCAGCATCTGTTGGATTCCCAGCAAATGTGGTACCATCTTTATGGATTACCCCAGTTACACCTAAAACATTTTTTTCAGGTAGATATAATTTTAAAAACGGTCTTTGTTCTTGTGCTGTAATAACTCGTCTGTAAACTTTTGTGATACCATTAACAACCGGTTCTCTTTTAACAATGGTGTAGGATATCAATTTATTATTACCATCAAAGTTTGGTATTTTTAATCTATTAGGTTCTCCCTTTTCATTATATGGAATAGAAAAATCAATATCTGTAATTGTTTCAAATATTTGACCACCGCCAGAAATTTGTGCACCAGATTTTAATATACCCTCATATCTTTCATCATCTTTATCCCCTTTAACAGGTACGTTTATACTAAAATCACATAACGCCACTGATGGTCTTGGACCAGGAACTTTAAATCCATATGTTTTTGCAATATGAAATAACGATTGTCTTTGCTGTGCAAAATCCAACATAGTTTCTTGCCATACCCTATCAATATGAAAGTGTAAGTTATCAGCAACAGCGGCATTTAAATCTAACAATACAGAATAGATCGAAGCATCGTTTGTATTATTAATTAACTCTGGATAATAATCTTTAGTTAATTGAACTAAATCCTGTCTGATTCCAGCGAAATCTCTATTAGTATATGAAATGTTTTTTGCCATGTTATATGTTGATAATTATAAAATCAGAAGTCCCAAACGCACCATTATTGGTTGTATAGTCAATTCTTATTTTAGCTGTATATGGTTTAGTTGATGCGTCACTAACTCTAAAAAGTCTAGCATCACTTTCCTCACTAACAATAGATTGTTGTTCAGGATCTAATTCAGCATTTGTTATTTTTATTTCATTTATTTCTAAGTTTGGAATATATTTTCTAACCGAATCTCTGATTTCATCCTCTATGTGTGCATATGTTACACTATCATTTAAATCGAATATATATTCATACAAACGACTTCCAAAATCAGGTAAAAAATATCTACTACCTTTTCTTGTTAATAGAAGATGTATAAGGTTTGCACGCACTTCTTCATCGGTGCTTATTGTCATTTTAACATAATCACCTATCTTACTCTGTCTGAACGGAAAGTCTAAACCGTATTTTGTAGCCATATCAATAAATATAAAGAATACTAAAATGGTTATAAATAAAAAATCGCGACACTTTCCTAAAAAAATGTCGCGATAAGTGTCGCAATAATAGTGACTTGATATTCGCCCCCTGTATTAAATCAAGTCCTGGATGCTCAAGGTACGCCTTGACGACAGTAAACTTTGAGGGAGCCACCCATTACCTTATGAACCACACCCCTCACACTCAAATGGAGAATCTGCGGGTCTTTCACTTGTCATTACTAATTCTGGTGTATTTTCACTGATAATGGTATTATTTGTTGGATATGACACACTTTGCTGTACCGGTTGTTCCGTTGGTTTAGCAACCGATGTGTCAATTCCAAGCCCTTTTAATGCGTCAACCGCAGATCTAGTTCTTAAATAATACATACCAGTTTTTAAACCCATTTTCCATCCATATAAATGAGCAGCTAATAATTTAGGTTTTGTTGCATTGTCAATAAACAAATTCAATGATTGTGATTGATCAATAAACACACTTCTGTTAGCCGACATTGTTAATATTCTTTTTTGAGACATTTCCCAAACAGTTTTGTAAACCTCTTTTACTTCAACCGGAATTTCTGGAATATTTTGTACTGAACCATTTTCCATAATTAATTTCTTTTTGATATCATCATTCCATAAATTTAATTTTAGAAGTTGATTTACCAAATGTTTATTAATTACAATAAACTCACCACCTAAAGTTCTACGAGAATATAGATTGGTTGTAAAAGGTTCAAACGCTTCGTTGTTACCCAAAATTTGTGCGGTAGACGCTGTTGGCATCGGAGCCACCAATAATGAGTTTCTAACACCATTATTAACAACATTTTTTCTCAATTTTTTCCAATCCCATTTTCCTGACAAATCTTTATCTGTTTTCCCCCACATTTCAAATTGGAAAACACCTTTCTCAATCGGAGCACCAACAATTGATTCGTATGGGCCATATTCTTTTGCTAAATCATTTGATGATGTCATAGCGGCAAAATAAATTGTTTCAAAAATATTTGTTTGCAATTTATCAGCTTCATCACTTTCAAATGGTAGATTTAACATACAGAAAACGTCAGCTAATCCCTGAACGCCTAAACCAATTGGTCTGTGTTTAAAATTAGAATTTTTAGTTTCTTCTGTTGGGTAGAAGTTAAGATTAATTACATTGTTTAAATTCTTAACAACTTGATATGTGTAATCATATAATAAATCATGATTAAACTCACCATCAATAATATATTTTGGTAATGCTATAGATGCTAAATTACATACCGCTTGTTCTGTAGGTGAACTATATTCAATAATTTCAGTACATAAGTTAGATGACTTAATAGTACCTAGATTTTTTTGGTTTGATTTATAATTTGCAGCATCTTTATATAACATGTATGGTGTTCCGGTTTCAATTTGTGCAGTTAAAATCGCGTCCATTAATTTTCTCGCTTTAATAACTTTTCTTGCTTTACCTTCTTTTTCATACTGAGTATATAATTCAGTAAAATGTTTTTCTGTTGGTGTATCGTACACATCAGATAAGCCAGGTGCTTCATCTGGAGAAAATAATGACCAATCACCATCTTCTTCAACACGTTGCATAAATAAATCTGGAGTCCACATTGCTAAGAATAAATCTCTAGCACGCATCTCTTCTTTACCATGATTCTTTCTTAAATCAATAAATTCAAAAATATCTGCATGCCAAGGCTCTAAATAAATTGCAAATGAACCTTTGCGTTTTCCTCCTTGATTGATCCAACGAGCAACTTCATTATAAGTTTTCATCATTGGTAGCAAACCATCTGATTCTCCACCAGTACCTTTAATATAAGACCCTTTAGCACGAACATCATGTACGTGTAGTCCAATACCTCCAGCCCATTTAGAAATGTTGGCAACGTCTTTGATTGTATCAAACAAACCATTAATATCATCACCTTTGTTTCCAATTAAGAAACAAGAAGACATTTGTGGTCTACGTGTACCAGCATTAAATAATGTTGGTGTTGCGTGTGTATAGAAATGTTGTGACAAATCATCATATATTCTTAATGCCATTTTAATATCACCACCACAAATACCAACCGCAACTCTCATATACATGTATTGAGGTCTTTCAACAACGCGGTTAGCTATCTTTAATAGATAAGAACGTTCTAGCGTTTTAAAACCAAAATAGTCAAAATCAAAATCACGATCTAAAACAATTGCTCCGTCAATGATTTCTTTATTCTCCATAACAAACTCATAAACATCATCAGCAATTAGTGATGATTCTTTGCTTGTTCTTGGTTCAACGAATGAATGTAATTCCCTAATTGCTTGTGAAAACTTTTTAGGCGTTGTTTTGTGTAGATTAGTTACAGCTAACCTTCCGGCTAACTTTGCGTAGTCTGGATGTGTTGTTGTCATAGATGCCGCAGTCTCTGCTGCTAAAACATCTAATTCAGACGTTGATATTCCATCATATATACCTTGTGTAACTTTTAGGGTAATAAACGTAGGATCAATATATTCAGTGTTAAGATCATCACATAGAGCACTAATTCTTCTAGTGATCTTGTCATATCTCATTTCTTCTAGTTCACCATTTCTTTTTTTTACTTTCATTTCATTAAATCTTTTTAAAATTAAAAATCAACTTCACCAAATGCAGAATTTAAATCTTCCGCACCATTATTAACACCTGCTTTTTGATATTCAGCAACTCTCTTTTCAAAGAAATTGGTTTTACCTTGTAATGCAATGTTTTGCATAAAATCAAAAGGATTTTCTGAATTATAAACTTTAGAGCAACCAAGTGCTACTAATAATCTATCCGTAACAAACTCAAGATATTGAGACATCAAATCTGAATTCATACCAATTAACCTAACTGGCAATGCTTCAAGAATAAATTCTTTTTCAATTTCTAATGCGCCACAGATAATATCTTTAATTCTTTTCTCTGTTAATTTATTTTCAATATGATTGTTATATAAATGGCAAGCATAATCACAGTGCATACCTTCATCACGAGAAATCAACTCATTAGAGAAAGTTAAACCCGGCATTAAACCACGTTTCTTCAACCAGAAAATAGAACAGAAAGAACCTGAGAAGAAAATACCTTCAACAGCAGCAAATGCAATTAATCTTTCCACAAATGTACCATTATCAATATAGTTCATAGCCCATTTAGCTTTCTTTTGAATTGCTGGAACGGTTTCAATTGCATTGAATAACTTATTTTGTTCTTCTTTATCTTTGATGTATGTGTCAATCAATAATGAATAAGTTTCACTATGAATGTTTTCCATCATTATTTGAAAACCATAAAAGAATTTAGCCTCAGTATATTGTACCGCATTTACAAAGTTCATTGCAATATTTTCATTAACAATACCATCAGACGCAGCAAAGAATGCTAGTACATGTTTAACAAAATGCTGTTCATCTGCATTGAGTTTATTCTCCCAATCGTACACATCTTGACCTAAGTCAATCTCTTCAGCTGTCCAAAAACACGCTTCTTGTTGTTTATATAATTTCCACAAATCATTGTGCTCAATTGGAAAAAGCACGAATTTCCCCGGGTTGTCCTGTAAAATCTTTTCTGTCATCTTCTTTTATGTTTTTTTTATTGAATAAGGTTTTTTTCTTGTGCCGCTTTGTAAAGCTCACGTGTTCTATTTTTTCTCTCCTCTTCTTTTTCTTCCTTGTGACCAAGAAGAGTATTTTGAGTTTCAGTATCAATATGTAGATACTTGTTGTCAAAGGTACAGTTTTGGAATACCACACCGTCTTGACCTATACGAGACTTAAGTAATGTTAACGTACCTAAGTTGTGTTCTTTTTGTTCTAACGTTTTACCAATAGAAATAACCACGTGACCAATCTGTGCTTTCTTAATAGAACCACCCATTTGATCTGTTGTAACAACTTCTGATGCAATAGATGCTCTATTACCTTGAGTAGCTGTCCAAACCGCAATTTCAAATTCTGATGTCATAGCTTCTAATTGTCTCATGATTGCTCCATCACCCTTCCACTCTTCATTATAATTGTTTCTATCGGCGGTTACACAATCAATATAATCCAAAGTTACTAAATCTATTTTAAAACCATCAGCAATCATCTTCCTAATTTTTGTTTTTATTTCAGACATAGTAACAGAATCACTAGGAAACTTTAAAAGCTTCAATTGACCTTTTGAGTTTGTTTGAGCTTGATTAACTAATTCCTCAACTTCTTCAGCATTGGCTGGTTG